GGCCAACCCGCTGCCCGAAGGTGCGGTCGAGGCAACGGCCGACATCATCGTCGGAGCGGACGGCGGGCTGTATGAAGCAAACCTTGCGACCGCGGTTGTCTCCTACCAGGCCGCGATCCAGAACCATGTCGATCAGACGGCGGTTTCGAAGCAGTTCAACGACGGCGTGACGCTCGCGTCCTATGCGAACTCCACTATCGCCGCCTGGCGGGAACAGGCGTTGACGTTTGTAGCCTGGCGCGACGCGGTGTGGGCTTATGCGTATGGCGAGCTGGCCAAGGTTCAGGGCGGCATCCGGCCGCAGCCTACCGTCGAGGCTATTCTCGCAGAACTACCGGCAATTCAGTGGCCGGAAGTATGATTTGACGAACGACAGGAAACGACATTGAGCAACCCGACCCCCTACGATCCGACGTATTCCTACACCGGCTTCAGCGTGGGCCAGGGCGACAACTCGTTCCCCGGCCCGCAGATCGACGCTGACTTCGCTGCGCTGAACATCACGACCGACCAGACCATCACGGCGCTAGCCGACGTGCGGCGTTCCGACGGGGCGCTGGTGAACGAGATCGTGACGTTGGATAGCTTGAGCCCCGAAGTGCTCGGCTTGCTGTCAGCCACGGGGGCAGGATCAGCCACAGCGCCGATATACTCTACGGTGGCTGGAATGGCCGCCGTCAAGGTTACGGACGGGATCACAGCCCTTCGGGTAAACGGCTACTACGCGCCCGGCGACGGCGGCGAAGCGCTTTACGTTCGTGCGGGCGTCCAGCCATCCCACAACGGCAAGTTTCAGTCGGCCGACGGCGCGTGGTGGGAATTGGCCGAAAAAGAGCCAAACATTCGGATGTTCGGTGCAAAAGCTGATGGTGCCACCGACGGCACAGGCACTGACGCATCGGCTGCGGTTCAAGCCGGCAACGATTACGTGATCGCGGCGCTTGGCGGCGGCACGCTTTACGTGCCTCCCGGTCTGTACCGCATTTCGAGCACTGTCACGCTTGGGGCTTTCGTCCTGTTGCAAGGTTCGAACGGCGGTCATTCTTCGGGGGCGGCGACGACACAGTTCATCGCTGACCTCGCACTTGCGACAGTCTTCCTGATCAATGGTGGTGGGGCGCAACGAGCCGTCAGCCTGGAGCGGTTGTCGATCACGCGACAGACCGGCGCAGTTCCTGCCAGTAGCGTAGGTGTCCGCATAACCAGCAGCGGCGGCGTGACTGTCCGAGACTGCTTCATTCTTAGGCATGCAGCCCCTGTAGAAGTCAATACGGGAGCGACAAACATCCTCCTCGAAAACGCCACATTCAGTCAGTTCACCGAATGTGGTTTGCGCTGGAAGAACGGGCCGCAGCTTACCCTGATCGGATGTTCGTTTGGGCAGAATGGCGGTCTTGACCTGCCTGCGACGGCATATATCGAGATCGATGGGTCTGGCGGCGGCAAGATCGACACGTTAAATTCGATCCGTACCCAGTTCAACACGACGAGCCTCGGTGCAGGCGATACCGACCACGTCGGTACACTGCTGAACTTCAAGAGCTACACGGACGGCGACGGCACATTCAATTTTGTCGCCTCCCATGTCGAACACATGAACAGGAACGGTACGGGATACGTCATAACCGCAGATGCGTCCACAACGCGCATTCCTCGCATCGCCTTTGACGACACCTGCACCGTCAACACGTCGGCCACGAACAATAATTTCTTCAACGTCCCCGCCACTTGCGTCTTTGCCCCATTCACGTTCAAGGGACGGACCCAGTTCATCATGAACTTGCCCGGCAACTCGCAGAACGCCTTCGAAATCGGCGGCTACCTGGAGCGAGATGTTTCCTGCGCAGGGGCAAGAAGCTTGCTTCTCGGCGGCAAAATCGGCGGCGGTGTAATTCTTTCCGGAACAATCAATTCGCTGGTGTTCACAGCTGACTATGATGGCGCACTGACGGATACCTCGACAAAACCTACCACGTCATCAATAGCCACCCGCATTACGGGGGCGTCGAGGTGGTTGTCCCACGCGATGAACATCAACACAATCGGTCTGCTAACGTCGCTTGCCGTTCGTAGTATTGACCATGCGCTTCAGATAGCCGGGACCGCTGGGTCAACATCCGGTGCGCTATTTTCCCGCTGGAGCGCGGATACGGGTGCGCCGCTATTAGAATTTTTCAAGTCACGCGGTGCGGTCGGTACGCAGACCACGGTAGCGGCCAGCGATGCCTTGAGCAACATCGTTCACTCTGGCAGTGACGGATCGGCTGGCATCATCGGCGTCCAAGAAGATGTCATTGTGACGTCGGTGGCGGCTGGACGTGTATCAGCTCGCAAGCGCTGGCAGACCCGCAACTCTGGTGGAACGCTGGCCGAACGCTTTGCTATCGAGGATAGCGGTACGCTGACGCTCGCCACCACGGTTAGCATTCTGGCCGGGGCCAACTCGCCTGAGACAGTAGTAACGGCCAACGTCGGGTCGATCTACCTTCGCACCAACGGCGGCGCGGCGACGACCCTCTACGTCAAGGAAACTGGAACCGGCAACACTGGGTGGATCGCGAAGTAAATGTATGATTTGAGGAACGACAGCAAATGACAGCGTCCAATTTCAAGACATCGCTCGACAAGGTGCTGGTTCACGAGGGCGGGTTTTCGAATAACCCGAAAGACCCCGGCGGCGCCACGATGAAAGGCGTCACGCAGGCTGTATACGACGGCTTCAGGGCGAAGAACGGCCTGCCGAAGCAGTCTGTGAAGGCCATCTCAGACGCCGAGCTTCAGACGATCTACAAGAAGCAGTACTGGGACGCGGTAAAGGCCGACGAACTGCCGCCAGGCGTCGATTACGTCGTCTTCGACGGCGCGGTGAATTCAGGCCCGTCGCGGTCGGTAAAATGGCTCCAGCAGGCGCTCGGCGTCACCGTCGATGGCGTCATCGGCCCCGCCACACTGAGGGCCGCTGCCACGTCCACCCCCGGCCCGCTGATCGACAGCATCTGCAACAGACGGCTCGCCTTCCTCCAGGGTCTCTCGACCTGGCCGACGTTCGGCAAGGGATGGGCCAGCCGCGTAGCAGGCGTGCGCAGGGACGGCAACGCGCTGGCCGCAGCGACGCCGGTCCCGCAGCCGGTCCCGACGCCTCCCCTCGACCACGTTCCTGTTCAGGCAGTGTCTAAAGGGTTCGCCGCAGAACTCCTCGAATTCATATTGTCAATCTTCAAAAGGAAATCAGCATGACAGCCGTTTTTGCCCGCATTCTGCTCCGATACGTCTCCGGCGCCCTCATCACTGCCGGATATCTCGACGCCGGCATCGGCAGCACGTTGTCCGTCGATCCTGACGTTGTGACGACCCTTGGTGTCGGCATCGGCGTCGCGACTGAGGGCGTTTATGCCCTGGCGCATAAGTACGGCTGGACAAAATAAGCGTTGGAGCAGCCGCCGGGATAGATCAGATGCGCAGTCGGTAGGTAGACGAAGTGAATATCCGCACAGATGGACTGGGTGACATGCCCCTCATTGTCGAAAAAACACGACTGAATGCCTGGAACGTCGGCGGCCTGCTGGTCGTCATGGCGACGCAGTTGATCGGCGGCACCCTCGTCTGGAACAACTTGACACGGGACGTCAAGGAGATCCACGACGTACAGCTCCTCCAGGATCAACTGACGTCGCAGCGGTTTCAGGGCATCGAACAGCGGATAGCGCCTATCCCAAGCGTCGTTTTCGCGCAGGTTCAGCAGGACAAGGAGATCGCCGATCTCAAGCAGCAGGTGGCCATGATGGTTCAGAAGTTCGGCGACAAGCTCGACAACATCAACGACAGCATCAACAGCGTGCGGACAGAGGTTCGCGTGCTCGCGCAGGAAGTCCGCAACACGGCGACGGAAAAGCCGCACCCGACAGCCTTCAAGGTGCAGCAGTAGATGGCGAGCAACAAGATCAACCCGCTAACGGGCAAACGACTTTCCTGGGAAGCAGAACAGGCACGGCTGAAGGCCGAAGCTGGCCCGGATCTCAAGGACATCAACAAGCAGATCGCGCTGCTCAAGCGCCAGCAGAAGGCCATCGAAGCGCGAACCAACCTGATTGCCTACACGCAATTCACCATGCCGGACCCGGAAGACCCGAACGACGTCGAGCGCTCCCGCTACGAGGCCGTCGGCTTCCATCGGAAGGTGGGCGCGGTGCTCGATCAGTTCCTGCGCGGCGAACTGTACTTCAGCGACGGGCGGTTCTGCCACCAGTTGATATTCTGCATGCCCCCACGCCACGGAAAGACGGAACTGGCGACAAAGCGCCTCGTGGCGCAGTATAGCGGGAACAACCCCCATCACGACGTCATCGTGGCAGCGGCCGGCGACGACCTGGCAGGTGACTTCGGCGCGGACGTGCGTGCGATCGTCCACTCGCCGCAGCACAAGCAGGTATTCCCGTCGCACAAACTGCGCCGCGGCGGCAACGCCAAGGACAACATCCAGACGGATGTCGGCGGCCGCCTTATCTTCGCCGGCAAGGGCGGTCAGATCAACGGCCGCGGCGCGCATCTGCTCGCGTGCGACGACCTGATCAAGGACGCCAACGAGGCGCGGTCGCAGACGATGCGCGACCAGACATGGGACTGGCTCGTTAAGGTCGCCTTCTACCGCCGCATGGGCAAGCGCCTGACCCTTCTGACCATGACGCGCTGGCATTCGGACGACCCGATCGGTCGGCTGACCGACCCGGAAAACCCGCACTATAACGCCGAGGAAGCCCGCAACTGGATGATCATCCGGCTGCCCGGCCTCGCTGAGGAAGAAGACCCGCTCGGCCGCGCGCCGGAAGAAGCACTGTGGCCTGAACGCTACGATTTCGATTATCACAAGGCGAACCAGCGGCGCGACCCGCTCGGCTTTGCCGCGCTGACGCAGCAGCGACCGACGGTGGCCGACGGCGTGCTGTTCCGGCGCGAGGACATCCAGTTCTACAAGCCCGGCGATCTGCCGGAGGATCTGCGCATCTACTGCGCGTCTGACCAC